ATTTCCATTTAGGTTTTGTTTTTACAGGAATTACATTCAATCCTAATTTTTTTAACGCTTCAAAAGAACTTGTATTGTATCTGCTGTTTAAAGTCCTTCTATGTGTTTTAATACCATTTACAATAAAGATATTATCAGTTGAATAGTTTGTATAAGTCCAATTTGTTGCTTGGTATATCGTTCCAAAATGACCTTGTTCGCTATCTGCATAACTTACTACCAATTTACACAATGGCAGGTTTTTCTTAATTAACTTTAATGCTATTGAAAGTGCTTTACTTGTTAATTCATGCTTACCATTTAAAGCTATTCTAACTAATTCAACTACTTGACCTTGTTTAAATCCATAAGGTTCAGCAAGATTATTTGTTGCACCACTTCCAAACAAAATAACACCACACCAAATATTATCTTCATTAAATACTGAAAAGCCCGTGACATTTACAGGTACTGCTTTTGCATAATGAAAATTCATGCAAGCATATTTAATAGCTTTATATGATGCTTTTTCTAATCTCATATTTCACCTGCACTTACTGAAAAATAAGCTCCTTTATATTTTCTATCTAAAAGTTCTTGAATATCTATTTCAGCTTTTTGTAATTGTTCTGGGTTTTCAAATGTTATTTTCATAACAGGCGGCTTATTTTTTTCTTCACCTATCAATTCATCTTCACTTGGCATTATTGCAAAATTTGGCACCTCCAACCCCCATCCCTCCAGCTGTTCAGTATCCCAATCGGTATTTAATTCGTTCCAATCCCACTCACCAAAGCCGACGTTGTCTTTAATCAGAAACTCAGCTTTTTGTTCCTCAGTCCATTCATCGGCAAGGATTATGGGTAATTCTTTCAATCCTAAATCCTTTGCTGCTTTGAGTCGCATATTACCGCCCAATACAACATATTTGCCATCGGTATCCGTGAAGCATACTAATGGTCTTTTGTTAAGCATATCCGGGAAATCCTGAATACTTTTTTTAAGTTTATCAAACCGCTCGTCTTTTATCGTGCGCGGGTTTTTCGGGTTTGGTTTGATTTGTGATATCTTAACTATTTTCCCCATACATTTGATTCATTTTTATTATGTAATTCTCTTGTAAATACGGAAGATGGATATGTCCATTGTCGTATATTTTCTGCCATTTGCCAAAGATAGAACCGGCTTTGCTTAACCCTTCATCTTTCATTTTCCTGTAATCTGTTCCGGTGCCAACATCTGATCCTATATGTTCAGCTCTTATTCCATTGATGTAATAATTCACAAACCCTGCTTTATGTAACCGATAGCAGTAATCAGAATCCTGCATACCGTAGGGGTCGTGATCTGTATTAAAGTAACCTACCTTATCAAAAGCCTGCTTTGTTATAAAGCTATTGCCAAAAACTCCCCAGCAAGGATGCACGTGTATTCCGTTAATAAGTTGCATTTCAGGTAATCCCTCAACACAATGGATAGCAGACATACCAGTATTTGGTATTAATTCGGCATCGTGAATCATCTTTGGAAGCCACCCCGGAGGAAGTACAATATCATTTGCACAGATAGCAACGTATTCAAATTCATTCTGTTCAAAGAAATAATTAAGCCCATAATTTATAGCAGCCGCAATACCGTACATTTCTACTTCGAGCAATTCGGCATTACCCTGACATTGCCTAATGGATTGCAAGGCAAGGTCTGAATGTTCTTTACGCTTATAATTGAGATAAATGATTCCTGTCATTGAATCCTATGAATTTAGCAGGCACGCCCGCATATTTACAATTACGACTTAATTCTGTTTTCTTTGTAACTACCGCACCCATTCCGATCATACAGCCTTCAGGGATATTTAGTTTCTGATGTATGGTTGCATTAAGCCCGATGTTAGTATTTTCTCCTATCACACTATGCCCGCCAATCTTTGCCCCGCAGGATAAGGTAACTCCGTTTTTGAGGATAGCATCATGACCGACATGAGAACCTTTCATTAGATAGCAATCACGCCCGATATATGTTACACCGTTTGCGCCTGAATCTATTGTAACTAAACCCGTTATCCTGGTACCTTCTGCAATATAAACACCTTGCGAATCTTTTTCCCTACCCTTCCATTCAGGGGGCGCACCTATTATGCAGTATGGCCCGATATATACATTATCTTCAATAGTTACATTTGGATAAATGATTGCTGTTTCGTGTATTATCTTCATAAAATGAAATGATGTATTAAATCTCTTACAGCATTAAAATAGCATCCTGAACAGAATTTATTTGGCAGCCAACGTGGATCTAACTCTTCCCGATAAATATGTTCAATCTGTAATTTTATTTCACCGTCTAAGCTGTTGAGGAATCCCAGGCGTACTGTTCCCCAATACTTTTCAAGCTCCATAAATTTAGCCCGATTCTTTGCGTACTGACTGATTTCAGGCATATTTGTTTCTAATGTTACTATTTTCTTTGGTCTGCCCATGCTCCTAATGCTGCTGATATTGTGGTTATAAATAGAATTTCCTGCACAAATAAAGGACAAAAATACAAAATTAAACTCAGCCACATTGATAAACACATCGGACAGTTAAATGGCTTCCTATTAAGCCACAGATACCTTTCTGGCATTCGCCACACATCCATCCATATCCATGCACAAAGAATGGCAGTTATTGGGATGAGTAAGATCATTTTTGTTTTTTTATTTGTTCTCTATACCATTTCGCTCCTTCTTCCATCCAATGTCTGTCTTGGTAGTTTGAATAGGTGTATTCTTTTTTTATTCCACGTTTAATGTCTTCATCTGCTATTTCCTTTATATTACAATTTGATATTACTTGTGGCCTAGCATTTTCAATTTGCTCTTTCTCCATTTGTTTGGCCTGCTGTATCATATCTTTCCACATTTCTTTATGACCTTCAGATAGCATTTGGTCAACTATCCAATCTACTGCTGTTTCATTCATATTATCTTTTTGGCTTTGAGTGGTTTTATGTCTTTAATATATCCGTTGGTCTTTTCTTTTGAAGGTATCATACGGCCTTCTAATCGCATCTTCATGTATTCTAAAGTTTCATCCAGTATGTCGTTAATATTGTCAGGCGTTACATCCTGCGGAATGTCCAAAACAAATTCAGATGAAACTACAATGTAATTGCCCATAAGCTTGCCAGATAGTGAAGTGCGCAGTTTTTCTTTCGCTTTCTTATAAATACGATCCACCTGATTCATGCTTATCTTTGTCACTTTGCTGATTCGCTCCATGCTGCCCAAGTCCTGATGCAGCTTTATTATTGACTTTTCAACCCAATGCAAGTCGTTGTTTAGTGCTGTTTCTAAATTCTGCAATCTGTTCTCTTTATCTGCGTTGTAATCTTCATTACTTTGGTTAAGGATAGCTTCAGTAAACTCATAAGACTGTGTACGATACCGCCTGTGAAACCTGTTACCCTTTTGAAATATCATCTTTTGCACTATGCCTGTGCAATAAAAAAGGAGCTGTTTTTTGCTCCAAAGGTCTAATATAAAGTCGCTATCTTTTTCACATAATACGGCAAATAGTTCGCTTTTCAAATCTTCCTGGCCGCCGCCGGCATTGAACTTGCCGAGCATCTCATTTAGCTTACGATCGCTATAAAGCTGACTGATTATCGAATCCTTCGTAATATATACAGCCGAATGATTGATCGGTTTCGATTGTAGCATGAGGGATGACGTTAATGGCATTATCATTTGGTATTAAGTGTATATTGTCCATTGTGGCAGAATTGCGGCAGATACCTAAAATGCTAACCAGATGCACTAACCCGCCTGCAATGGCCGTATTCTTCTGTGTTTTCTGTTTCCAATATTTGCAACTTCCACATAACACCCCCCCAAATTAACCCTAAAAAAAAAATAATTAAAAAAAGTTTTGGATATGTTGAAAAAAGGTTTATATTTGCTCTATAATTATTCACAAATCAATTAAAACCTAAAACAATGGCAAATCAAATTAAAAATTCAACTCTCAGAAATTTAATCTTAGACATTTCAGAAATCGATGAAACACAAAATCCTTTTGCTATTGCCTTAAAAATGGCTAATGCTTTACGCAATAATGAAATTACATCTGAACAGTATGATTTACTTTCAGGTAATTTATTTTTGAATTGTAAAAGATACAATATTGAAACATCAAATGAAATTTGTTCATTATTTTAATTAATATTATCGGGGTGCAGCATCCGATTAAACTGCAATCTTAAAACCTAAAACAATGAAACAAAATTCTTTCGACCTCCCGACCAAACATGCTTACATTATCATCGGCCTGATTGTACTTATCGGCCTTGTAATTGATAACCTGTAAACTATCATCATGACATCAGCTCTGATACTTGCATCTTTATTATCCATCTCGGTATCTATTTACCGGCTATTTAAGGAATCCAAATGATTACATTTATTATCATATTCCTGTTTGCGTTTATATATATTGAAACATCATATCAGGAATACATTAAAGAAACCACTTCAAAACGCATTCGTAAACCATTCAAAAACTTAAACAAATGAACTTAAAAAGATTAAACCTATCTATTCACAAAGATAACATTGAATACTGGCAGAATTTAAGAAGATACAGCTATTTTGAATTTATGGACGTATGCACATCAACTGATGATATTTTCTCAGTTACCATAGAATATGATGAAAGCAGATTGCCTATGTTGTTTTCTGATATATTCCATGCAGGTGCAATGAAAGGTGTAGATATAATGGCTAACATAAATAAAACTACTGACCATGCAGCTATATGAATATCCCCAAATGCAGCATAGATTTGCTAAGCTAAGGCATAATATATGTCCTACAAAGGTTGAAAAAACTCATCCAGACAATAAGATAATTGAGCATAGCATATATCCTGAAAAGTTGCGATTTTATCAAATCCAGGAGAAAGAACATAAAGGCGGATTTACTCGATCAGGTCGGGCAACATTCAGGATTATGGAAATAGTTTACGAGCCTGAAAACCGACTACATGATGAAAAGATTACTATTTTCATTGAATACAATCCCGAACTTATCGGCCATGTTTTGAATGCAATGTCAGAGATTGGCTTTCAATGGGGATACTATTCAGCAAGGGAATACTATAAAAAACACGGTAAACTTTATTTTCCACCAAACCATAACAAAACAAATGAAACAGCTTATTAACATTCAGAGCGAATTGAAAGCTCCAAAGAATCAGTTTAATTCATTCGGTAAGTATCACTACCGAAATGCAGAGGACATCCTCGAAGCATTGAAACCTATCTTATTAAAGCACGGCTGTACACTGACAATCAGTGATGAAATTAAAACAGCTGGCAGCATTCTGTATGTTGAAAGCAAGGCTACACTTTGCCATAATGAAGATTGTGTAAGTGTAACCGCACAGGCAGGGATAGACCCTAACCGCAAGGGTATGGATATATCACAGGCTTTCGGTGCATCATCATCATACGCACGTAAATACGCATTAGGCGGCCTTTTTTTATTGGATGATAATAAGGATGCAGATGCTACCAATACACACGGCAAAGATGACTTAAAGCCCCTTAAAGAAAAGCTATGGAAAATGGTTGAAAAGATAGATGATGATTTGGTAAAGAAAGCATCAGCTTTGAAATCAGTAACAGATGCGACTACATCAGAACAATTACTTAGAATTGAATCACGCTTAAAGGAATTGATAAATGAATAACTTATCAATAGTTGAAATCAATATGCAGCTTCAGGCTGTAACACCGCAAACGTTAGAAAGCATTGCGGCCTGTACTGAGTACGGTGCAAAGTTAGCGGGATGGATAGCTTACACCGGGCTGGCAAAGGCACAAGCGAAGCGGGATTTATTGGCAAAGAAAGGGGAAGCATTGGCCGACATCCTTAATCGCAATGATAAGCTAAGCCCCTCTGTTATTAAAGAATGGATTGCGGCAAAGACAAATGATGAGGATTATGCCTTTGAACTGGCAGACCGTACCAATGCAGCCGCCACGCATCAACTGGACTTAGTTAGATCTATTTTATCAGCGCTTAAAACTGAGATGAGTTCTATTAATTTTTATAAATCTTAACAATGAATGAAATAACAATAAAAAAAAGAGATAAATTAATATCTTATTTTGGTAGTGTAGAAAAATATCAATTAGAAATATTTGATAAAGTACCTCCAATATTTATGATGTCATGTGACAAAAATGGGAATGTAATAGGTTGTCATGAAAGCATGAAACAATATCTTATAAAAGAGATAAATAAATCGAATATGACTGCAAAAGAAATAATAGAAAGAGATAGTAAAATTTTTGAAAAAATAATATCAGATTTATATATTAAACTTTTTTCTTAATCAATAAATCAAATCAAAATGTCAAACTACGACAACACAAACAGCGGCGTTCTGTTCAAAAACGACAAAAAAGGAAACGACAAAGCACCTGACTACAAAGGCAAGGTAAATGTAAATGGCAAAGACTTAGAAATGGCAGGATGGATTCGGGAAGGTAAGTCAGGCAAATTTATCAGCATCAAAGTATCAGAGCCGCGCCAAAAGGACGGCAATGTATTTGACAACAAACCTAAGACAGTATTTGATAACTCAACCGACTTACCATTTTAATCATGGAAAGAAAAGACCTGATTAAGTTTATCGGTAATGCCTTAGACGTGGACATACTCCCTGTGACACATACCGTACTAATTGACAAGCTGAAAGAATATGAGGAAAACTACATCAAAAAGAATATCCGTTCTTATAATGTAACTTCACTGATTTCAGATGAGATGTTTGACCATTACGCTTTGCAGATATGCGAAATGTATGGAATAACAATAAAAGAGCTGAAAAGCAAAGACAGGTACTTTCAGCTTGTTATGGCACGGGTACATTTCTGCCGGTATATGCGACTGGAACATAAGGCAAGCGTAACCGCATTAGGTAAGTATTTGAACCGTGACCATAGCAGCGTAATCCACTATTTCAAAAGATATAAACTATATCATCAAATACCTGAAAATACAAGATTTAACAATGAATGAAAAGCAGATACATCAGCAAGTATGCCGGTACCTGGACTTGCAATATCCTAAAGTGATTTATACGTCTGATAGTTCAGGGGTGCGGGTAAGTATAGGGATGGCAAAGGCTTTGAAATCAATCCGCTGCAAAGGTTATAAGATACCAGACCTTATCATCATGCACCCGAATAAATTATATCATGGGCTAATTATTGAGATTAAAAAGGATTTGTCACAAATTATGACTAAGTCGGGAACATTAAAAAAAGATAAGCATGTCCAGGATCAGGATGTAACATTAACAGAATTACAGCGGCTGGGATATGCGGCCATATTTGGATGTGGCTTTAAACATTGTAAATCAGTAATCGACGAATATTTTAACCCCAAAAACAAAATCAAATGACAAGAAAGCAAGCACTTACGCAGCATCTGTTATCAGGCGGCAAACTATCAATTCTTAACGGATACCGCCATTTCGGAATCAGTAACATCAGCCGGGAAGTTAGGCGGTTGATAGAGCAGCCTTTTAATGTAACCCTTACACGCAAAAAGATGGAAGGGAAAACAAAGTACGGCAGCTATTGTACATGGCTGGAATATAGCCTTACTAACAACCGTATTAATGCCGCAGGTATTAAAGAGATGCGGAAAGCTCTCAAAGAAAATCCTGCAAAAAAAGTTGTTAAAATGAAAGCAAAGGCTTAATTTTGTAATTGATGTTTCGCACCATCATTTATAAACTTTTTGCCCCGATGGGATATTGGAGAGTGCGAACTCCTTTATTCCGGAGGGGTTAACTTTTTATGGAACGCAAGGCTTTTAATTTTTACAAATCTTATTATGAAGTATTTAAGATGCTTGAAAATGATGAAGATAAACTTCAATTCATTACTGCACTTTTAGAAAAACAATTTGAAAACAAAGAACCTGGTAAAATGTTACCGATGGCTACTTTTGCCTATAAATCTCAGGAACATAATATTATTGCACAGGTTGAAGGTTTTATTAATAAAATTAAACCCCCTACCGAAGGGGGTAGGCAAGGGGGTATTAAAGGGGGTTCGGTACAAGAGAAAGAGAAAGAGGAAGTAAAAGAGAAAGTAAAAGTAAAAGAGAAAGTACAATTCGTAGCACCTACAATCGATGAAGTAATTAAGTTCTTTGATGATAACGGATATACGAACGGTGATAAGGCATGGAACTATTACAACGATGGGAACTGGAAGGATAGCAACGGTAAGCAGGTTATTAACTGGAAACAGAAAATGAGAATAGTATGGTTTAAGGATGAGAATAAGAAAAAAGCAATCAGATCAATACACGACCAGGATAAAAGAACAAGAGAAATATTAGGATTATGAAACACGGATCATTATTTTCAGGTATTGGAGGCTTTGATCTTGCAGCAGAATGGATGGGATGGAAAAACGTTTTCCACTGCGAATGGAATCCTTTCGGGCAAAAAGTATTAAAACATTATTGGCCAAAAGCAATTAGTTATCATGACATCACAAAAACAGACTTCACTATTCACAGAGGAGCAATTGACATCATTACAGGAGGCTTCCCATGCCAACCCTACTCATCCGCAGGAAAGCGCCTCGGCAAAGATGATGAGAGACATCTCTGGCCGGAAATGCTTAGATGCATTCGAGAGGTTTCCCCGCGTTGGATCGTGGGCGAGAACGTTCGCGGCCTTACTAATTGGAATGGAGGGATGGTATTCGATGAGGTGCAGGCTGACTTGGAAACTATCGGCTACGAAGTCCTCCCGTTTCTACTTCCAGCTTGTGCCGTCAACGCTCCGCACCGAAGGGATAGAATTTGGTTTATTGCCAACGCCGATGGCACAAAGCAGAGAAATGACAGAGGAACAGACATTGAAAAGGAAAGAGAAATATGGTGGTATAAAAAGAGCGATGTATTTGGAGAACTTTGCCGTAATGGGGATGTTACCAACACCAATATCAGGGGACTGGAAGGGGCAGAGGAGGTCGGACGGGACGGCATCAATGTTAAGTGGAAAAGCAAGTTTGGGATTGCTACCAACACCAAAAACGCAGGATTCGAGACACGCACTGAGGGACAGAGGAAAGAGCAATTTAGGAGAGGAAATGTCGGAGCTTGCGTATCAAACAACTGGCAAAACTTCCCAACTGTCTCCCCAGTTTGTAATGGAGATGATGGGCTTTCCGACAGATTGGACTCTATTACCTTTCCTAAATGGAGAAACGAATCAATCAAAGCAGGAGGTAACGCAGTAGTGCCTAAATTAGTTTACCAAATATTCAAAGCAATTGATACCTTTGAAACCCAAAACCTAAAAAAATGAACTACATACAACCGCAAGCAAAAGAGGCAGAGGCCGCAATATTAGGAGCGATACTTATCGAGCAAAATGCAATCGACAAAGTTGCAGACATAATTACCCCTGATTCATTCTACGTAACAGCTCACAAAATAATCTTTACAGCCATTTGCGAACTGCAAAAGAAACATCAACCTATTGACATTCTTACAGTTACGCAGCAGCTACAAAAGACAAACCAACTGACTGACATCGGCGGAGCATACGAGCTTGTAAAGCTCACAAACGACATTGTAAGTACGGCAAACATAGTAAACCATGCCAAAATAGTGCATGAAAAGTACATCCTGCGAAGACTTATATCCGTATCCTCTGAAATCGCAGCCAAAGCCCTCAACCCCGAAACCGATTGCTTTGAACTCATCGACCTTGCAGAAAAGCAAATACTTAAAATTGCCGATACCAATCAGACCGATACCTTACACATTTCGAGCGTAATGGTTGACACTTTACAAAAGATCGACAAATGGAAAGCAGCCGGGTCATCTATTACCGGCATAAGATCAGGCTTTCCCGACCTGGATAGGGCAACACGTGGATGGCAGCCCGGTGACCTTATTATCGTGGCGGCACGTCCATCGGTAGGGAAAACAGCGTTTGCGCTTAATTTGGTGCGAAATGCGGCCCTCAATGGCGCAGGGGTAGGTATATGGTCACTTGAAATGAAAGCGCCTTATTTAGCCCTTAGAATGCTTGCGGCGCAATCGGACATTATTTTGAATAAACTGCAAACTGGCAGGTTGGATGATATTGAACACAAAACAATAAACGAGGCAGCCGAAGCATTGAGCCGGCATAAAATATTCTTTGATGATGCTAATGCCGTAAATTTACGTTCGTTAAAGGCTAAGGCTCGCCGTCTTAAAAAAAAGCATGACATCGGCCTGATTGTGATTGATTATCTACAATTAATGCACGGGGAAAGCAAAAACAATCGGGAGCAGGAAATAGCCACAATAAGCAGGGAACTTAAAAACCTTGCTCAGGAACTTGATATTCCGATTGTTGCACTAAGTCAACTAAGTAGGGATGGGGTAAAGAATAGCAATTGGGAAACCCCTCCTCCCATATCTTCATTGCGTGAGTCAGGTGCTATTGAGCAGGATGCCGATCTTATACTGATGCTGTGGGGTGCGAATGAAACCGAATTATCTAATGATAAAAGTTACGAGAGTAAGCGGCGGATAAGGATAATGAAGCAGCGTAATGGTATGCTGCTTACCTGCGATTTGGATTTTAAGAATGAGATTCAGCTATTTCAGAGTATGTCTGAAATAAATAAAGATGAAGTATTTTTTTAACCCATATATTTGTAAACCAAAAACCTAAAACCATGAACAAAGATTATCTGCAATTCCTACAAAGGAAACAAAAAACCCATGTTAATTCAGGCTTTGAAATTTCAGAAGATGCCCTTAATGGCTATTTATTTGACTTTCAAAAGTTTATTGTAAAACGTGCATTAAAGGCCGGCAAATATGCAATCTTTGCCGACTGCGGACTTGGTAAAACTTTGATGCAATTAGAATGGTCTCGTCAGGTATTTATCAAAACAGAAAAACCAGTATTGATATTAGCACCGCTTGCCGTTGCAGGACAAACAATAAAGGAAGGTAATAAATTTGGTATCAATGTACAAAAATACGATAATGAATCACCAATACAAATCACTAATTATGAGCAATTGGAAAATATAGATTGCTCACAATTTGCTGGCATAGTACTTGATGAATCTTCAATACTTAAAAACTTTGAAGGACAAATAAAGAAATTTATAATTGATAAATTCAAAGATACTCCATATAAGTTAGCTTGTACAGCGACTCCTTCACCTAACGATCCGATGGAATTAGGCAACCATTCAGAGTTTTTGGATGTAATGAGTCGAAATGAGATGCTTGCCATGTACTTTGTGCATGATGGAGGGGAAACGGCAAAATGGAGATTAAAAGGTCATGCAATTAAATTGTTCTATCAGTTTGTAGGATCATGGGCAATAATGCTGAATAAACCTGCTGATATAGGGTTTGCTATGGATGGGTATAATCTGCCAACACTTAATCTAATTGAAAAGGAAATAAAAACTAAAAAGCGGGATAATGGATTACTTTTCAATGATGCCATAATATCGGCTACTAACTTTAATCAGGAATTAAGACTAACAAAGATTGAAAGATTAGATGAAGCGGCAAAGATTGTAAATGATTCAGAAGAAAACTTTATCATATGGATAAAGCAAAATGAGGAAGGTGAATTGCTTAAAAAATTGATTCCAGATGCAATAGAAGTAAAAGGATCTGATGCGCCTGAATATAAAGAAAAGATGCTATTAGGATTTGCTAATAATGAATTTAGGGTACTTATAACAAAAACCAAAATAGCACAATTCGGACTTAATTATCAGAATTGCCGTAATCAAATATTTGCATCATTGGATTTTAGCTTTGAGGGATTGTATCAGGCTATACGCAGATCTTATAGATTTGGGCAAAAGAATGAAGTAAATATATTTTTAATTACTACCGATACCATGAAAAATGTTAATGAATCTATTAACCAAAAACAAAAACAATTTGAAATTATGCAAAATGAAATGAGTAATGCTATTAATGAGAATCTTAATGGCAGTAAAATGACAATGGCAAATTATGACATTAATGAAGAAACTAATGAATGGTATAAAATTAAGAGGGGCGATTGTGTTCAATTAATATCTCAATTAGAATCTGAATCTGTTGGCCTTAGCGTATTTTCTCCGCCATTCGCAGAACTTTATACTTATAGTAGTCATGTTGAGGATATGGGTAATTCAAAAGATTATAATGAATTCCTGACTCAATTTGGATATTTAATAAAAGAACTTTATCGCATCATGAAACAAGGCAGAAATGTATGCGTTCATTGTATGGATCTTCCAATACAAAAAGGTAAGGAAGGTTTTATCGGACTTCGTGACTTTTCAGGCATGATATTAAAATCTTTTGAAGATGCAGGTTTTATTTATGCATCAAGGGTTACAATATGGAAAGATCCAGTTGTAGAAATGCAAAGGACTAAGGCACTCGGATTATTGCATAAACAGGTAAAAAAAGATTCGACAATGAGTCGAGTAGGTATTCCTGATTATGTTATGATATTCAGAAAGGATGGAGAAAGAACTGATCCTGTAACTAATACTAATTTAAGCGTTGACCTTTGGCAGAAAATAGCATCACCGGTAT